AGTAATTGATCCTGCTTCAAATGCAGGGCCAGTATTAACATCTCCTGTATACTGGCTTTCCAATTCTCTAGCAGAGTAATCTTGCCCTAAATCTCTGGCGTTATACCCTCCATCAAAGGTGCTAGGGCCGTAACTAGACATTATGTCTTGATTTACAAACTCAGAGCCTCTAGTGCTTGCGTCATATCCCGAATCAAAGCTACCTGCTTGATATCCAGAGTTAGAAGCTTCAGGGTCAAACCCTGATTCTCTTTGTTGTGCTTGGTAGTTAGGGTCAAATTTAGTAGCGTCAAATTCGCTTTGTAAATTACCTGCCTGATACCCTTGATCAAAATTTCCTGCTTCATATCCGGGATCAAAGGTTGAGGTTTCGTAGCCTACACCTCTGTTACCTGCTTCAAAACCAGAATCTCTAGAGTTGGGGTTGTACCCAGACGTTCTGTCAGCCGCGCTATAACCTTGATCTCTTTGTCCTGCTTGATATCCCTGATCTCTTTGACCTGCTTGATATCCTTGCCCGACATCTCCTGCGCTATATCCTGAGTTTATGTCACCTGCAACATACTCAGAACCCTGAAGCTGAGGATTGTATTGATTATAAAACTGGCTTGCTTGATTAGGGTCTTGATTTCCAATCATTGACGCAATATTAGAAGCCTCACTAAATTGACGAGGATCACCTCTTGCCGCCATATCAGCCATGCCCTGCATTCCTGCATTCTCATACTGATTAAAATCAGCTATACGCTGTCCGGGAAATGCTTCGTAGCCTCTCTCGCTTTCATAAGTAGCCCGACCTAATAGGTTCTCATAAAACGGTCTTGCGTATTCTGGAAGGTTAGTTGTTGTAGTCTCAACCTGCTGAGTGCCTTTCTGACCACCGCCTTTGCTCATTCGTCAATCCTCTTCTCATACACTACGTAAGACTGCTTAAAGTCATCTTGACTAAGCCATTTCCAAAACCCTTGCCTAGCGGTTGCCTCTATTCCATGACATCCTGTTTCTTTAGCAAAGCTGTTAAATCGTTCTAGCATTTCCCATACCCAGTCGTTAAAGTTATCTCCACCTAAGAATTGAATAGCAAGCATCTTCTTGTTTGGGTAATTAACTAACTCTGTAGTACCTACACCATCAATATTTTTGTCTTCATCAAAAGCAAGCCAAAGCTGTTGCTGTCCACTAGCAATAACATTAAACAAAACCTCCATAGTCCAACGCCCATTTGACCGAACAACAGCACGTTCTAGCTGTTTCTCAACGTCAGGCCATAGCGCGTTAAGATAGTTTGTTGGAGCTATTGTTATAGTGTGGGTAATTTTTCTAGGAGCGTTTTTATTTTTAATTCTAGGCTCTCTAGATATATCCTTTATAACAGTTTTTTGTTTTTTGGCTGTATTCTTCATGCAGGCAATACTCCTCCAGTTCTCATAGGCGCAGGTTGCGTAGTCGTTCCAGTTCTTGTCTGCCTAACCCGATCAAGCATACCGTCTAACTCTTGGACTCCACCATCGGTACTTCCATCGCCTAATCCAGATACAACATCAGCAGGTACTATGTATTCTCCGGGGCTTACAGCTACTGGTTGTTCAGAACCAATCATACCATTAACCATATCATCCATGCCTCCTCCTTGGCCTCTAATTACACCCTCAGTTTGGGCGTTAGGGACTACAGATTGAAGTGCTTGCTCTCGCAATAATTCAAATGCATCTTGACCAAACTCATCTATGAACATGTTAATAATAATATCAGCTTGTTCTTGAGGTAATTCACCTAGTACAGCAGATATGGTTTGCTCAATTAGTTGAGTCTCTGGATTTGGCGTTGCTCCCCCTTCTTGGAACTCAAGCGTTGGTGGTTCAGCTTGAGGAAAACCCATTTCTGCGCTTAGATTTGAAGGCGGAACTTGAGGTTGACCTTGAGGAGGCATTTGAGGCTGACCTTGAGGAGCAGGCGGAGTCTGAGCTTGCGTAATCAAAGCCATCATCTGCTCTTCCCCTATCAAGCTCTTAAGCTCTTGAAGTTTAGCTAACAACTGAGGAGGAAACTGATCAGCAGGAATTCCTTGAGACAAGACTTGAGCAACTTCGCTTACAACCTGCATAATATCAGCTTCTTGCATCATCTGGGGCTGTTGATCTCCCATGCTTAATGGAGCTTCCATTGCCATGTTTTGCGGATCAACTGAAGCAATTCCACCTCCCTGCATCTTTAAAACTTGACCACCTGCAAACCGCATTTGCCTTTCTTGCTGATAGATAGGAACAATTGGAGCTTCTATCCCAATACTGTCAACAGCAGACTTTGCGCTACCTTTTCCTGCTGAAACCTCTTTGGTCATAGCTGAGTCATCGTACAAAGAAGAGTTATTTCCATTCATAAGCCCTTCCATATCTGCCATTGTAAAGTTACGTTTTCCACCACTTCCGCCTTGAGTAACCGCTTCTTCATTAGACCCATCAAAAGAAGGCATAATATCTTTATAGCCGGGGCCTATTTGACCACCTTTGCCGCCTATTGATATTGGGCCTGACCCTGTATCTATTGGCTCAGAAGGGTCTACATTTCCACCGCTAGGATCGACTTGATCTTCAGGATCAACAGGAATTCCTGCCTCTTGTGGCGTTTTTCTAAAGTAATTAATCTCTCCTGTGAATCCTGCTCTTGGGTCTTTTCCTTGAGCAGTTAATGCGTCCGCTTCAAGTTGTAATTGATCAGCAGTAACAACATTAGGTGGGCGTAAAGCTTGCTGAGTTTGTGCAGGAACCGCTGACCCTGACCTTCGCCCAAAGAAATCACCCATGCCGCCATTATCTCCAAATGTAGGGCCGCCACCCTGCATTCCAATAGTCTGCAAGCCATTCATTTGACGAGAATACTCGCTAGGGTTTAACGAAACTACACCGCCACCTTGGTAGCCGCCATAACCTTGATATTCGTAATCTTTTCTTGCTAGAGCAATTGCATCATCTCTTACAGCCGTAGAGCGAGCTAAAGTTGCGGCCTTCTTGTCTTCCAGTTCCTTCGCCATTCGATCCATTGAATCTTGAGCTTTTCTTTCTCCTCTCATCCCTTCGCCTACAGCTATCGGGACTAAAGAGCCTGCTGAAGTTAACTGGCTTCCAAATGCGCCTGCGGCTCCTTCTGTTCCAAAACCTTGTTGAACTCTTTCAAGATTGGTCATTCCGGCAGAAGCTTTTTTTGCCGCTGTAAGTGCATCCTGTGCGCCCGTAGCAATGTTTGCAGGCCCAGTAACAGCGGGACTATTTAAAAGCTTGTCAAGGCCTGCTTTCTCTAACCCTACACCTTGAGCAGTAGCGGCCGTTGTTGCATCTTTTGCCGCTTGAGTTGCCGCTGTAGCTGTGTCAGTTGCCGCTCCAACACCTGAAGCTACATCACCAACTGCACCTAATGCTTTTCCTACGCCAAAGCCTGTAAGCCCTGACATAATTCCTTCTTTAAGGTCACCAGTTACTGCGGTTGTTGCAAGACCTGAACCAACTGCACTAGCAAGTGCGGCATTTGCGCCAAGAGCGGTAAGTCCAGACCCTAAAGCTGTGCCGCCAAGCAAGGCGGAGCCGCCAAGAGCGGTAAAAGCTGATCCTCCAAACATGCTACCCAACAAGGGAGCCAAGAACGGTAAGAATGCTTCTGGCTGTCCTGTCATAGGGTTGGTGGTCAGAGAACCTGTAGGAGACAAAGACGCTAACCCTTGAACTTCAACTGGATTCATGTGGACAAGCATACTGTCCCCATATCGACCTTGGGTTGCCATTTGCTCTGCCGCAGGTTGCATTGGTCGATTTGTCATTTGTTGTCTGTTCATTAGCTAGTCTCCACGCCAAAAAGGTTAAAACTTACATTAGCCGCACTTGAGTATACTTTCATGACATCATTCTGTCCTAAACAAATACCGATTACTACGGTCTGAGAGGTTTCAGCCGCAAGTGATTGATTAAAGAATATAAATTGTTTGTCATCTGCGCTCGCTCCTGCAACGTGAACGCTGACTCTAAACGTAATTGCACTGCCTGACCTGTTGCATATAACAAGAGAACTAACGGTTGTCTGCGTTATATTAGGCGTTGTGTACAAAACTGTTACAGTGGTAGCTGATACATCTAGCTGACCAAGGATTTTAATTGCGTCACTCATGAAGCACCCATCAATAAGAATTGGAATCTACGTAAGGCTAAAGAGCCTGTTTTATCACTCTGCCGCTTTGCAACGTCTATCTCGTTATCTGCATTTGACAAAGCAAACTCTAAAGACCGTCTAGTGCTGTTTTCGTTAGCCTGATCGTATTCTTCTCTAGCAACTGGCAAAGGTGTCTTAACTGTAGCCATTATCGTCTACCATCCTGTCTTACATCTATTCTAAGCGTTCCTAGTCTCCAACCATAGCCTTCGCCATTGCTTTCAACACGAATGACTGGGTGTCTTGACCTTGCCCTTATATGAGACTCTGTGGTGTTTGGTGTTATTGTAGTCGTTGCAAGAGTCGATGTATCCTGCAAGGGGTAATCTCTACCCTTAATAGTCATATCAACAGACGGGTCAGTCCCTTTAAAGGAAAAGTCTGGAATAATACCAGTCATAAACATAAATGCGTTTCCATCACCAATCTCAAGATCGCCCGACTCTACATAAGCAGTCAAAGGTAGCCCGTCATCGTCAAACCCCTTCTCATGCTCGTAAAGGTAGTTTTGATCAGTGTCAGTAATAACAGAAGACGCTAGAGGGAAGTTACCCAAACCAGAGTCAAACCATGCGCCTCTAGTCAGCGTTCCTATAGACCAAAGGTTTTCTTCGTAATTGTAAGTGACGTAATTTGTTATCTCTGTGTTTCCTGTTCCTATAGGGTAGAACCAAGTAACCTCAGAATGCGCTGAGTTTTCAGCGGCAAATACTTTAAATGCCTGACCAATGTTTAAATTTGAGAAAACATAATCTTTTACCGAACAAGGCAATGGCTGTACTGATCCGTTGTAAACAAAGAATCCACCTTCGTCCATAAAAAACACTGAACCCCTAGCGTTAACAGCCGCGTTAGGAGAAATCATAGAAGTGTCTGTGCTTATTGTTGAGAAGTTAAATACAAAGGGAGGGCCAACAAAGCGCATTGAGTGCAGGCTAACATCTGTAAATATAAGTATCTCTTCCCTTGCTTGGATTGCTCCAATGATTATTGACCCTGAGTTGATTCTTACACCGCCTGCTGTGTTAGTAGCTGTGGGTGTCCAGTCAATTGCATTTTGTTGATCAGAGAATCGAATAAACAAAGGATCAATTGCTGATGATCCTAAAGGATTAACTCCAAACGCAATAACGTGCTGATCAATGTCAGAAACCATTACCTGAAGAGCAATTGTTGGTGCGTTAGATTGTCCTAAAATCTCAGAAATATCAACTGCTCTAGTGGCTAATCCACCTGATGTGTCATGATAGTAAATTCCTCCACCCCTGACATTAAGAACTAAATCCTCACCAAAGTTGTCTTGACTGTAAAGCCTTAACTGATTGCCTGAACTAATATCACTGGCAGAACCAAATCCTCCAGAACCCCACGCACTTGCTCCAAAGCCTGTGCTTGAAACGTAAGCGTTAAGACCTGTATTAATTTGATACTTTCCAACGGTGCTACTGCCACCATTTCCTGAGTCACTGCCATTAGCTGTAACTATATTTCCAGATGTATCTTTAGCAATGAACGTGTATACGCTTGACGAAGATACTGAAACTATCTGATGCTCTTGATTTAAAACTGAGGCTACAATTGTTCCACCTAATGTTGCGGCAGATGTAAAGCTTATAAAATCATTTACAACAGCGCCATGACCTGCCTCTGTCACGGTTATTACGGATGAGCCGTTAGTTGCGGAAAACCTTGGGTCGCCTGCTGAGGTTGTTAATCGTATGGGCGTAACATCATTAAAGTTGTTACCTTCAGCTATATAGAATTTAAGGTGAGTTCCCACCCCTATATATTTTGTGAAAGATAACGATGCCCAACGATGTAAAGACCTGCTTACGCCCAAGAAAAAATTGGTTGTAAACTTTTCCCATCCGCCTATTTTTTCAGGACGGCCTTGCCTAAACCTTATCTTATCAGAGTCAAACCAACCCTGATCAGCAGTGTAGTCTGTGCCTTCCTTATTAACTCCGGGAGAAAACTGTAACTTAGTTAACGCCATTTTATTCTCCGTTATTAACGTCTACGAATTTGACCCATGCTACCAATACCGCTCATTATTGCAGGCCTTGCCACATAATCCTGATTCTGTTGGGATTGGAACATTTGAGCCGCCTCATTCGCCATCGCTTGCTGACGCTGTAAATCACCACC